AAGTGGTGGTAGAGCCCCAACATTCAACGCTAGTTCAGACTTGCAAATAGCTTATCAAACCGTAAATAACGGTACTAGAACAACTACAGCTTATAAACTAGGCACAACAGAATTTAATGCAAGCAGAGATAGTAGAAAACTAATGACTTTTGAGCAATCTAAGGCGGTTGCTGTAGGAACTATTAATGCAGTACCAAAATCTTCTGTAAGAATTTCTCTTAGTGGTGGAATTGCAGATACAGGGGCAGGCGACTGTGATTTTTATTTACGAATGAGAGTAAAAAATATAGATTTCAATGACGACATAAAAAACAACTCGCAACTTATAACAATATCTTAAAAATAAAAAAAATGAGTTTTGGAGACATAAAAATGTATTCTTTGAATATTGGTAGTTTAGTAATTAGTATAAGTAATGTAGACGTAGGTTTAAAAATACTTTTACTACTACTAAGTATAGGTTATACTATAAATAAATGGGTTTTATTAAAACGTGATAATGAGAAAAATAAATAAAATCATTATACATTGCACAGCTACCCCAAAAGGTAGAGAGGTTAATGTAGCCACTATACGTAAATGGCACGTAGAAGATAACGGGTGGCAGGATATAGGCTACCACTTTATAATATCTTTAGACGGCGAAGTAGAAGAGGGTAGGCCAATAGAAAAAACCGGAGCGCACACTTACGGCGAAAATTGGGATAGTATAGGTATTGCTTACGTTGGCGGTATGAATAGAGAAAACACCAAAGCAGAAGATACACGCACAGAGAGTCAAAAAGAAAGTTTAATAGACTTAATATGTATGTTAAAAGACAGTTACGGCGGTACGGTTTACGGACATAGAGATTTTAGTAATAAAGAATGCCCTAGCTTTGACGCTAAAAAAGAATACGAAAACATAAGTAATAGATACTAATGAATATAAATTTAATAATGCTAGTACCTACGGGTTTTATGTTAGGGTTTCAATATTTTGAGCCTAGCAAAACGCAAGAGAAATTTAACTTTAACGAATTAAATATATACCTCTTATTTGTACAGTTTCAAATACAATGGAATGAATAAGATTTTAAAGTGGTTTAGCGGCAACGTAATAGAGCAGGTAGGCAAGGTTATAGATAATTTATTTACTAGCGAAGAGGAGCGTTTAAAAGCCAAAAACGATATATTTAAAGTACTTAAAGAGCAGCAGCTAGAACTACAGAAATTACAAACCGAGGTAATATTAGCAGAAGCTAATGGTAATTGGCTGCAACGTTCGTGGCGACCTATACTTATGTTAGCTTTTGGTTTTATAGTTATTTATGTTAAATTTATAGCACCTTTATTTAATTTACCAATACCCGAACTAGAAAATGAGTTTTGGAATCTACTACAAATAGGCATAGGAGGCTATGTGGTGGGTCGTAGTGGCGAGAAAATGATAAAGACATACGCTAGCACCAAAACAAAATAAAAACGTCTTAAAACGTTTAATAGTATATTTCGTTATAGTAGTATATATATACAGTAGTATATATCTATATAGCAGTAGACTACTATATATTAGTAAAAAAACGACTATTAAAAACTACTAGCCTAATTTATTTACAACTATTTTAAAATATTTTTATATTACATTTGCTCTATGGCAAAACTTAAAAAACCGACTGTATCTAGTCTAAAGAAAAAACTAGACATTATTTTTAGTAAATACATAAGATTAAAAGATGCAGACGCTTTAGGAAATGTAGCTTGCTATACTTGCGGAACTGTAAAAAAATGGGAAAAGGACGGTATGCAGGCAGGGCATTTTATGAGTAGAAAACATACAATAACTAGGTGGGACGAAAAGAACGTAAAGCCACAATGCTATACCTGTAATTGCCACTACTACGGGCGTCAATTTGAATTTAGTATAAACTTAAACAATGAATACGGCGAGGGTACGTCCGAAGCTCTATTGACTAAGAGTAGGCAGCTACAGAAAAACAACGTAGTAGACTTATTAAAACTAATTGAAATTTTTACAAAAAAGCTAACAGAATTAAAATAATACTATTACATTTGCATTTCTAGTATTCATTTTTCGTAAGTGGGTATTTGTTTATATCGGTTCAAACGGCACTCTTAATCGGGTGCTTTTTGTTTTTTATTTACTTTTATTTGGTAGTTATAAACATTTATGTATATCTTGCGAACTAATTTAAAAACCGAGACAATGGAAACCGCATTACATTTTTTGCACTACAGAGTAGAAGCTATGACTACAGAGATAGACAGGCTACAAAGTAAAAACGATTTTTTAATCGCAAATAACCAAGTATTAACCCAAGAAATAAACCTTATTCGATATGAGCAGTAAAGCAGTAATAAAAGATATAGTACCTAGCGGTCTATGGAATGGACTAACTAAATACAAAGTTACTTTTGAAAATGGCAAGCAATATACTTTTTTTGCTAAAGGCGATTTTAAATTTGCTGTAGGTAGTGAAATAAAATACGAGGTAACTAACGAAGAGTATAAAAATGCTAGAGTACCTTTAGAGGAGTACCCAAAAGAGGGCGAGTCGAATTTAGTAAAACCTCTAGTAAACGAAGTAAGACGTAGTAGCTTAATTGATACTTATTTTGGTTATAAAACGCATTCGCCCGAAGACGAGCAGCTACGCCTAGAGTGTATAAAAGCGGCAGCTAATTTTAACCAAATGAAAACCGTAGGCGCAGATACAGTAATTGAAGAGGCTAAACAATTTTTTAATTTTATAAAACAATAACGATATGAATAGTAAATACGAGAGTGAATTTGTAAATAGTTTCGTTTGTAAAGACGAGCCAAAATATGATTGGATAGTAGCAAAGCTACATATTAAAACTAGCGAGTTTAAAGACTTTATTAAAAAGTATGAATCGCATATAGAAGAGAACAACGGTTTTTTAAGTATTGACGTTTTAAGAGCGCAAAAAGACCCTAGCAAAATGTATGCTAAGTTTACTAAAATAAATAAGCAAGCCGGACAGCAAGAGGTTAAAAAAGTAGCAATGGCAGAATTTATGCCGGACAGAGAGGCTACAAAAGAGGACGATTTGCCGTTTTAGTAATTATTAAAGGGTATTCCTTTTTGGCGTAAATCTAAATAAACAAAACTGTTTAAAGGGTAGCTATATATGGTTGCCCTTTTTTTTACCTCTAAACTTAAAACGAGAGTAGAAACTTTGTTTTTTTACCTCTTAACTTAAAACCGATATATATGTTAGTAAAATACAACGACGAGATAAAAACATTAATAAGCATACGAAAAGGCGAACTAGAGCAAGGCTTAAAATTAGACATACCGGAAATAGACGAGTACTTTAGATTTAAACCGCAAGACTTTGGTATATGGCTAGGACACGCAAACGTAGGTAAAACGTCTCTAACGCTTTATTTAATGCTTTTGTATAGTATACGCCACAATAAAAAATGGCTTATCTACAGTAGCGAAAACGAGCCTTACGAGCTAATACAAAAATTACTAGAGTTTCTTATCGAAGAGCCTATAAATAGAATTATACCGGAAGACTTTAATAAGGGTATAGAATTTATTAGAACGCATTTTCAGTTTATAGATAATGGTAAACTGTATACTTACAAAGGTTTACTAGAAGAGGCAAAAAATCATAGAGTAGCTTTTAAGTATGACGGCTTTTTATTAGACCCTTATAACTCTTTAATAAAAGATAAAGAAATGCTTAAAGGTTTAGGCGGACACGAATACGACTACGAGGCAACTACAGAAATGAGACTATTTTGTAAACAGAATAAAATTTCGCTATGGCTATGTACACACGCAAACACCGAAGCAATTAGACAAATATATAGAGAGGGTCAATACGCAGGTTATCCAAAAGTACCCGAAAGCTCTAGCGTCGAGGGCGGGGGTAAATTTGTAAACAGGGCAGATTTTTTCGCAGTAGTACATAGGTTTATACAGCACCCTACGGAATTTATGGACTCGCAGCTACATATTAAAAAAGTTAAAAGTATTTCTAGTGGTGGTAGGTGTACCCCTTTAGACGACCCAATTAAAATGCGTGCAATTATTAACAACGTAGGCTACTCTATAAACAATGAAAGCATAGTAAAAAGTCTTAAATTAATTAATGCACCTTTTTAAATTTAATTTTTATTTATAACTTGCTGTTAATGAAGTCGGTATTATCAAAAGTTTTTGAAAAGCATAAGCAATGGCTAGAGATAGTCGGGAGCTTTAACGTCAATAAAGATACCGCAGCCGACATAGTTAGCGAAATGTATATAAATGTATCTAACCATTTAGAGAAAAAAGATACTAGCATTATATATCAAAAGGACGAAATTAACTATTACTTTATCTACGTTACTCTTAGAAATTTAGTGTTTGATTTAAAGCGAAAAGAAAAAAAGGTAACATACGTAGGAACGGAATTTATAGAAGACACAGGGACAGAGGCATACGTAGAAACACCGGACACCTACAGCAAAGTTAAAGCTATAAATGATTGGTACGAAAACCCCGAATACCTAAAGATGCTAGAGAATGAAACAAACCTAGACAGCTTTACAACTGAAAAAATGCATATCTATTATTTACGTAGAATTTTTAAAGAGGTTTACATAGATAAAAAGAAATTAATGCAATTTAGCAGGGAATCTAAAATAACCTATTGGAGTTTAAGAAATACTCTAAAAATAATTAAGAAACAAATAAATTTAGAATATGAAACTAGGGACACTACTAGAAAAGATTTTTAAATACACAGGCATTAAATGGCTAGTAAAAAAAATAGTAATTGATTATCTAGGATATGAGAATTGCGGATGTGAAAAAAGACGAGATGCTTTAGATAATTTTAAATTCAAAAGAAATGGATAGCGACGACTTATTATTTTGGGAAGACTTTAGAGCTAGTAATGCAACTACAATTACCAACGAAGAGTTTAAAAGGATTTGCGCTATGTATAGTGTATATTTAAGTAAAAATTATACAGAGCCTTGCACCTGTAGCCCTAAAGCTATACAGCGTTTTATTACAGCTTTAAACAAAGTATATGACAATAGATAAAGTACACGCTTTAGAAAAGGCGGTAATACAGATTTTGAATTTTGACGGGTGGAAATTAGTTTGGACGGGCGAGGGTAGCTCGCATTTCGACGCAGAGGGTTTAACACCTAAAGGCGAAAAGTGCGTACTAGAAATGAAGTTTAGAAATAAATACTACGACACTAAACTACTAGAAAAATACAAGTACGATAAATTAATGGCTATTGATAAAGACATAGTTAAATTATATTTCGTAGCAGACCCTAAAGGGAATTATTTATATTGGTTAAACAAAATGAATATGCCCGAACTAGAAAATAAGTCTATACGAAAAACTACGCTTTGGGATGCACAGAAGACAAATAAAGAGATTTATATGCTACCCGAAAGCAAAGCGTCTATTATAAATAAAAACGACCCTAGCCGTACAGGTAAAAGCATTTGGGACGAATACCACAAAAAAAATCTAAAATAAATATGGGGCTAATAATATTTGTACTTTTTATAAACTTAGGAGTGCTTTTTATCGTATGGAATTTATGGCGAAAGAATAAATAATTTTTTACATTTCTAGCTAGTTATTAACAATATTTGTAGTAACTTGCGCAAATGAAAAACCATATAAATAATACTACGGAAACTAGCGTACTAGACATTGAAGAGTTTAGCTACCTAGGACATTTTGAGGCGTGTACGAATATCATTGCAGAATGGAGCGACAGAGCCAAAGACAAAAAAACTTTATCCAACGAACTTACTACGGTAGCTAATTCCTTATATAGGATAGGCGTTTATGTTTCTATTATGCAGGAGAGGCAGCGTACTATAGATAGCTATACTACAAAGCTACGCAGGGCGACCCTAGAGGCAGAGGCTAAATTATTAGTACTAAAAACCGAAATAGCGGACAAAAACATAGATATATGTTTGGAATAAAAAAAAGATACGAAATTGAATATTGGTACTACACAGCGTGGGGGTACGATAATGAGTACGTAGACATAGAGGCCTACGACGAGGAGCAAGCTATTAAATTAGCTAGGACTACAGGGCATAGCAGTAAAGGAATTAAACATAAAATTTATAGAAGATATGAGCAATACGATTAAATTACTAGACGGTAAAAACTATAACAAAGCAGAGCTACTAGAGAAAATGGTAGACGACAATTTTTATTACGGCGAACTAAACAAACTCGCTCTAAGTAGTAGTAGTTTAAAACTAATGTTAGACAGCCCTAAAACTTATTACTATGTTACGAAGTATGCTAAAAACGAAACAACACCCGCATTACGGGCAGGGCATTTATTTCACACGGCTATATTAGAGCCCGAAAAGTACGAGAAAATAAAATTTATAGACGTACAAAGTAGGAATACTAAAAAGTTTAAAGAGGCTAAAGAGCATTTCGGTAGCGAGGTTTTTACAGCAAAAGAACGTACAGAAAACGAAAGGCTAGTAGATGCAATGTATAAAAATCCTAAAGCTATAGAATTACTAGGCGACTGTAAAACAGAGGTAGCGGCAATAGGTACAATAATGGGTAAACCATTTAGAGGCAAAGCGGACATATTAAAAAACCAAGGGGGCGGAATTGTAGATTTAAAAACTACAGTAGACGTACAAAATTTTAGCAAGAGTGCTTTTAGATATAAATACACTTTACAGGCGGCTATATATTGTGAGTTATTTAGCACACCCGAAAAGCAATTAACACACGAAGACTTTACGTTTTTATGTATTGACAAAGCAAACCTAGATATTGGTGTTTGGAAATGCAGCGAGGAGTTTTTAGAGTATGGCAAGCTAGAACTTAAAAGAGGTATAGAGAGGTACGAAACTTATATACGTCCGGACTTTGATATTAACGATTACACGATACAGGGAACACTTTAAAACAAAAAACGATATGATAATTGAAGACATAGTATGGGAAGCATTACGAAAGCAAATAGAGCTACACGCAGGTAAAGATAAAAACATTACAGACGTAAGAATAAATTACCAACTTAGAGTACCAAAATACGGTACTAGAAATTACCTAGACTTAACAGCGAAAATAGACGCAGACAAAGACGAGGGTAAATGTTAGTTAGTTATACCTTAGAAGTAAGAGATAGACGAGACGGGGGTAACTCTTATAGGATAATAAATAACAAAACGCAAAAGGCAGCACGTTTTTATATTACCCCTAGAATAAAAAAGAATGGTAAAATGTTTAAGTATTTACTTGACAGCGCAATTAATCGAATAACTAAAATTTAAAAAAATGAATAGAGATAAACTTACAGAATTATATAAGCTATACAATTTAACAGCAGAAGATTTTTTCAAGCACCAACACTACACTATTATTACTAGGAGTGGTATTGAGCGTATAATAGCAGCAGAGAATATAGAAATAAAATACGAGGTTATAAAGTGCGAATCTAATTTCGCAGTAATTAAAGCGGTAGCTAAACGAGCTTTTGTAAAAGACACAGAAACTATAGAAACATTCGGTAGTGCTTTAAAAGGCAATAGCTATGGAGAGGGTAGTACTAATACGTGGTATGTAATGGAAATGGCAGAAAAGCGAGCTATGAGTAGGGCGACCTTAAAGCTATGCGGTTTGTATAGTATGGGGGTATTTGGAGAAGACGAAAGCGAAACTTTTAAACGTAAATAATGAGACAAAAAAAACTTACACAGCAACAAAGAATAACAACCCTAGAGAGGGTAATAGCGCAGCTTTATTTAAGGGTACAAACTAATAGTAATATACTAGATAAAATCACAGAAGATGATAAACTACAAAGCAACTAAATTCCAACAAGTCGCAGATTTGGTAATAAATTATACAGGTACAGATATATTCAATCCACGCAAACAACAGGACTTTGTAGACTGTAGAGGTTTATTTGATACCATAATGCGAAACGAGTACGGTTTTACTTTAGAGGCTATAGCTAAATTCTACCAACGAAAAGGTTTTAGCAAACGCTCGCATTGCACGATTTTATATAGTGTAAAAAATTTCTCTAATGAAATAAAATACAGACGTAAAGATTTAAACGAATACCTAATAGAAATACTACAGACAGAGGTAACGCTAAGACAGTACGAAACGATATTTAATTTGATAATGAAAGTTAAAACACAAAAAGGTTTGCAGCAGATAAAATACCTAGCGCATAAAATCATAAACAACATAGACGTTAATAGTTCTAAGTTTGTGGGAAACTACCCCGAAATGGAAATAGTACCCGAAAATCAACTAGACTTGCTTAGAGCTATAGAGAAGCAAGAGGTTATATTAAGTAAAGCAGCAGACGATATGCAGGCAAATTTTTAAATATAACGTTATATAAGTATGTTATACGACCAAGAGCAAAGCAAAGAGAGACTATTAGAACAACTAGAATATAACTTAGGTATAGTCTCTACTAGCTGTATTAATGTAAAAGTATCTAGGGCTACGCACTATAGGTGGATAAAAGAAGACCCCGAATATAAGCAAAGAGTTTCCGAAATTAACGAGTTTGCTATAGACTTTGTAGAGTCTCAACTTTATGAAAAAATAAAACAATTAGATACCGCTAGCATTATATTCTACTTAAAGAGTAAAGCAAAGCACAGAGGGTATATAGAGAGGCAGCAGGTAGAAGTAACAGACCTAAAAGAATTTACCGTCAAAGTTATTGAATAATGAGCGAGATACAAACAAATGTAGTTTGGCGATATTTAGAGGACACAGACAAAAAAATAGTAATTTTGCAAGGTGGGACGAGAAGCGGAAAAACCTACAACTCTATGCTATGGCTAATTTTTTCTTATTGCCAAAGACACACGGGTAAAACTATAACTATATTTCGTTCTACGTACCCCGCACTAAGGGCTACAGTTATGCGTGATTTTTTCGACATACTAAAAGAACACGATTTATACAAAGACCAAAACCACAACAAATCTAATAGCGAGTATAAACTAAACGGCAATCTTTTTGAGTTTGTAAGCGTAGACCAAGCTAGCAGATTAAAAGGACGTAAAAGAAATTTAGCATTTTTAAACGAATGTAACGAAATGACCTACGACGCCTTTACACAGATTATATTTAGGACTGTAGGTGTAGAGGGCGACCCTAGCGTAATAATGGACTACAACCCGTCGGACGAGTATTCGTGGATATACACAAAGGTAAAGACTAGAGAAGACTCGCAATTTACTATTACAACTTACAAAGACAATAAATTTTTAGAGCAAACTTTAGTAGACGAAATCGAACGGCTAGAAGATACCGACCCCGACTATTGGCGAGTGTACGGGCTAGGGCAAGTCGGACGCAACAGGGCTACAATATTTAAAGTAAACGAGTGCGAAGAGATACCGCCCGAAGCAAAGCTAGTCTCAAAAGGTTTAGATTGGGGTTTTGTAAATGACCCGTCGGTGTTGGTAGAAACCTATGTACTAGGTAACTCGCTTTATATCAATGAGTTATTCTATGAGTACGGAATGACAAATAGAGACATACATAACAAATTACTAGACCTAGGACTTACTAGGCAAGACGAAATTTTTGCAGATAGTAGCGAGCCTAAAAGTATAGACGAGTTACACCGTTTTGGTTGGAACTGTAAAGCAGCGACAAAAGGCAAAGACAGTATCTTAATGGGTATTGATTTAATGAAACGTTATAACATATACGTAACTACTCGCAGCTCTAATACTCTACAGGAATTTCGCAATTACAAATGGGTAGAAGACAAAAACGGAAATCTGTTAAATAAACCCGTCGATAAATTTAATCATAGCGTGGACTCTATTAGATATTCTATTTTTAAAAAGCTATCCAAACCCAACGTAGGACGCTACGCAATACGTTAATTACTACCACTAAAATCTTACTGTTAAAGTTTTGTTAAAATAGTTATAAACATAGCTGTAAATATCTATATATAATGTATATTTAGGTGTTGGGCGACACTACCCCTAAAAGACGTCCCTCTATTCTTTGACATATTGACTACTAATAAACGCTAGAAGTAAGCACAGTTTATGGCTACGACCATATAAATAACAGAGCTAGGTACGGTTAAAAAAGTAGGTTTTCGGCAAGTACAATAACAGGGCAATTAAGCCCGCAATAAAAACCATATAACAAAATGAAAAATTTAAACGAAGTATTAGAAACAATGAAATTAAACGATAAATTAACCGTAGAATATACGATAGGCGACTGTTTAGACAGGACATACAACTACGTTATAGAGAAGTACAACAGCAACGAGGGCTTAAAAAACTTTATGATTGGTAAAGAGGGCTTAAACGGTATAAACTCTTACAATGTAGCAGGTATTACAAGAGGAGCTTTAAACCTCTATACGTTTGATATATTCAGTAATCCTATAAAAGTTAGAATTAAATTAAAAGATTTATCGCTAGTAAGTTTAGAGAGACATACACCTAAAGTAGATAAAGCATAATAATAATCGGGGTGTAAAAACCCCACTAAAATATACAGAATGAAAAAAGACGAAATACTTTCAAATAAAATACACGCTGTAATAATGGTAATTATAGCAATAATATTAATAACGATAAATATATAATAACTTAAAACCGATAAAATGATAAACGATAAAGCAAGATTTTGGACAAGTAAAAAAGACAACACACCGTACTTTTGTATATTAAATAATTTCTTAGACGGCTACAGAGCCACAGACAAAGAAGTAAAAAGACGTAGGCTACTAGGCTTAAATGATTTTTTTGAGCTATACGACGGCGACGACATTAAATACTACAGCGGCTACGCTAACTTTGAGGCAATGTATGACAGAGAGTATGACGAGTTTACTATCTTAGATATAGCGACCCTAGACAGCGGATGCACTTATATAAAGACTAGAAATAAACTAGGTAAAATGGAAATGGTATAAACCTTTAAAACTTAAAAAAATGATAGACCCATATACGGAGCAAGCAATACACAAATATTTTACAATGAATAACATAATGGGCGTAACCATAGTCTTTGAGGACGACGAAACGCAGGACGTAAACTATAACAACCCCTACCACGTTATAGAGCTAATAAACGAACACCCCGAATACAGCGTATTTATGCCAATTCAAACTACAGACATTAACCAACTTTAAAACAAACACAATGAGACAATTTGACGATTTATTATGGAAAGTACAGCAAGCAGTTAAGACAGATAAAGTAGGCACTAAAGAAATTTACTTTACTTACGAAACACCCGACGAAGTAGCTCATATAGAAGTTTACGACGTAGCAACAGAAAAGACCCTAGACAGTTATACAGGGTTTCGTCTTACTGTAGAGGTAATATCCGAAAAGTACCCGCAATTTTTTGCAAACACAATATAATTTTTAACCTTTAAAAACAGACACAATGAGTATAAGAATAAATTACGACTTAAAAAGCGAAAACGAAATTTTAAAAAGACTAATTAAAGACTCTTACATTTTAATAAACTATGACGCTAGAGATTGCGACGGTTGCAGCACCTCTAAAGTTTTGAAGTTTACAAGCCTAGACGAGATATACGAATCTATGGACGAAGCGGCAGAATGGGCAGACGGTAGCTTTAGTTATTCAATACCGACAATACACCCCGACGGTAGCCTAGAGTTAAACGAAGAGTTTACGGGCGGACAATGGGGCGACTTAATTTAAAAACAAAACGATATGATGAAATATAAACAAAATTTAAGAGTACTAGGCGATAAAGTATTTAGCTATAACACACACGTAGCTACAATAGAAAATGACTTTTTATACCAACTAGGGTATTGGAGTATGACAACACAGAAACATATTAACTACGTAGCTAGTTTCTACGGCTTAACACTTAAAAAATAATGAGAGACGAGCTAGAGAAGTGGAGCGCAGGCACTATAACCTACGCAGACGTAAACGGAAATATTTACACAGTAGAATACCAAGAGCAATTTTAACCTTTAAAAACCTATAGATATGAAGATGATAATACAACCAAATGGCGATAGTAATATAGAAGAGATAAAGTGTTTCAATCCGGACGGACTATCCTATCGTTATGCAGGAAAAAATGCAAAAGAATTAATAAAAAGTTTACACGAGGCATTAATAAACAACCCCCTTTAAAACCTACCGATATGACAGATACAATGCAATTATTACAAGACTATGCAGCAAGCGGCGATAACGTTTGGCTACAGCACCAACTTAGAAAATTAAAAAAAGAAATTCTACAGGCAAGCCTAGTAGAGAATAACCTAAAACTAAAAGACCATTACGTACTAGAGACAATACCTAATGTAGTCTTCGAGGGAACTCGTAAGAAATGCCAAGAGTTTAGCGATACTTATTTACACGGCTATAGTAGTGTTATTAATTATTGGGACGTATCGGACGATTTAGACGCCGAGCATACCAAGGCCACCCTAGCCGACTAAAACTCGCTTAGAAACAAAATTATAGCACTCTAGGCTTTGAATAGCAACACACAAGAGACACTATAAAAAAGAGAATATAACACAGCACCTTAACGGGTGCTTTTTTTGTTTACACAAGTTTGTAATTGTAACGTTATATTAGAAACGTAATAAAATGAAACTAAAGCTAGAAGTACCTACAACTTTACACGACATAACCTTAGACCAATATAGTAGATTTGTAAAAGCGTTTGACAACGAAGACGACGCAAGCGAACAATACGCAGGACTAAAAATGCTAGAGATATTTTGCGGTGTAAAAACAGCAGAGGCTTTAACTATTAAAATTTCAGAGATACAAAAAATTACAACTGTATTAAATAAAGCACTAGACGAAAAGACACAATTAATAACTAGATTTTCTATGGGTGGTATAGAGTTCGGATTTGTACCGCAGCTAGACAATTTAACATTTGGCGAGTTCGTAGACATAGAAAACAACGTCGGCGATTGGGACACAATGTATAAGGCTATGGCAGTTTTATATAGACCCGTAGCTTTAAAAGCTAAAGGTAAATATACCTTACAAGATTACACAGGAGACAACTACCACGAAGCAATGAAAGTTATGCCCGCCTCTATAGTTCTAGGAGCGTTACAGTTTTTTTTTCTTTTAGAGGCAGACTTACTGAAAGTTACGCTAGCCTCTTCACTAGCAGCGGAGACGAAAACACAACAGGACGAGCGGCCAATTTCAACAGTCAATGGGGGTGGTATCACAGTATAATTAAATTAGCTAACCAAGATTTTCTACAGCTAGACGTAGTTACTGAAAAGAATATACATAATTGTTTAACGTATCTAACATACACGAAGCAGCAGGACGAAATACAAAGCATAAACTTAAAAAGTAAATTTAAAAAATAATGGCAAATACAGGAGCAAGGGCATATTACACAATTTTAGAAATATTAAAAAACTCTTTACTAAAAAATGTAAATGTAAATACCGTTACGACGGGCGACATAAGCGACGTAGACCTAAGCAAGCAAACCATATATCCACTATCTCATTTAATTATAAACAGCGCAACTAACAGCGACCAAGTAATGACATTTAACGTAACGGTTATATGTATGGATAAAGTAAACCAATTAAAGACAGAGCAGATAAACCCGTTTAATAACGCAGCAGAGCAAACCGTTTTAAATACACAGCTAGCAGTTAGCAATAAATTATATAAAGAACTACGTAGCGGGCAATTAAGATTAGACGGTTTTCAAGTAGACGACGACGCCGCTATAGAGTTTTTCTTTGACAGGTTCGAGAATGTACTAGCAGGTGTAGCAATGACTGTAAACGTACAAATTAACAATGACCTAAATATATGTTAAAGAGAGTAGTCGCAGAACTAGAGGCGTACGGTTTAAATGTAGTAAGCGCAGCAAGAGCAAACCTTAAAAAAAAGAAAAGCAACAGTAGCGGAACTTTAACAAACAGTATAACTTATAAGATAGAGAATAAAACAGGAGACAACCCAAGTATAGATTTTTACGCAGAAGAGTATGCTAAGTTTGTAGATAAAGGAGTGCAAGGTTTCAACCCCGCATTAATGCCTAACGGTTCGTTAAACAGATACAACAAAGCACCTAGCAGCCCGTATAAGTTTGGTAGCGGAAATTTTAGAGGCGGTAGTAGTTTACGAGGAGCTATTGATAGGTGGGTAATACAAAAAGGAATACCAAACGTAAGAGACGCAAAGGGTAGATTTATAAAACGTAAAACTATGGTTTATTTAATCACTAGAAGTATTTGGAATACAGGACTACGTGCTACTAATTTCTTTACGGATGCACAGACAAAAGCAGATAAAAGCATAAGCACGAAGTTAGCAAAGGCAGCAGCTAGTGATATAGAATTACGATTTAGCGATAGTATAAAAAAGAAAATTAAATAATGGCAGATAAGAGATTTTTACGTAGTAGCATTACAATAGGCTATCAACACAACTCGGTATTACCTACAGCTAGCGCAGGTTTAGTAGTAGAGGTAGATTTAACCGGACAAGGGGGGCTAACGACAATCTATACTTTTAACAAAAACATTACACCACTACCAACAAACACGGCAGCATATTTTGAGACGTCAGAGGTTTTAAGAGATTATTTAACTATAGCTTTTAACGGAACAGCTACGAGTCAATCGTTACAAACTAGATTAACTTTTAGAATGTACGACCAATATAATTCTTTAGGTAATACGGTAGAGACTATACAATATGATTTTAGAGGGGTAGACGGTTATTCTTATTATGCGCAAGGGGCAAACGTTATAGTTACGGGTACGCCGTCGGCTATATCTAATAGAGAAATATTTTTACCACAAAACACGACCGGTAAAATACCTACGTTTAGTACTACAGGATTTACCTATAATAATATTACAGCGACGCAGCAAACTAAAACCATAGGCACAGACGTATATAAAATTAATAGAATATGCGAGCCTAAATTTACACCGTATAAAATAACCTTTGTAAATAAGTTCGGAGCTTTGCAGGAGTTATGGCTAGGTTTATTAAGACGAGACAAAGTAGCTGTAAAAAGCGAAACCTTTAAAAGAAATATTATAACGCCTACAGGTGGTTACGATATTAACCAACACAACCAAGCTACATTTAATGTAACAGGAAACGATAGCATAACTTTAAATACTACTTTTTTACCCGAAGAGTATAACGAGGTTTTAGAGCAATTACTTTTAAGCGAGCAAGTTTGGATATTAGAAAATGGTTTGTCTTTACCTATAGTATTAACTACAAAATCTTTAGATAAAAAGACACAATCAAATGACAATTTAATACAATATACTTTAGAATTTAAATATGCTAATAATAAAATAAACGCTATTAGGTAATGAGAGAACTACAGCTATTTATAGAGGGCGAGCGCATAGACTTGTTTAACGACGAGACAGTATCTTTAACACAGACTATACAAAATGCTAAAGACATAGGCTCGATATTTACAGATTTTTCTAAGTCGTTTTCTCTACCGGCAAGTTCTGCAAACAATAAGTTATTTAAACATTATTACGATTTTAATATTATAGGTGGTTTTAACGCTAACGATAGGAAAAGCGCCGAAATACTTTTAAATTCATTTGTATTTAGAAAAGGCTTTATAGCTTTAGACGGTGTTTCTTTAAAAGATAATAGACCGCACACTTATAGAGTTACATTTTTTGGCGAGACAGTTACTTTAAAAAATAGATTAAAAGAAGTTACGTTACAAAATATATATGAGTCTTCTACGAGTTTTGATACTGACTATAACATTTCTACTGTAAAGACAGGCCTAACGTCAAGCCTTGCAAATGGTAATATAATATACCCTTTAATTTCACATACCGAAAGATTTTATTATGACCCTACTACTAGCGGACAGAATACTAGAAATTTACATTATCAACAAGCAGGAACAGGTGCTAATAACAAAGGGGTAGATTTTACAGATTTAAAACCCGCAATTAAATTATCTACTATAATAGACCAAATAGAAAACTATACCGCACAAAGATTTAACGGTAACGGATTGGTTTTTGAAAGAACAGGTAAAAGTTTTTTTAATATTGATAGTACAAGCGCTGACTATAACGAGATTTACGATAATATGTTTCTTTGGTTGGCAAGAGAAAAAGGTTTAGCAGGTAAAGATTATACCGGCGAGCAAATTTATAGAATAGTAATAAACTCTATGACAGCACCGGCGTCTCAAAATTGGAGTCCATTCTGTTATACATACGACGACCAAAACGCAGGTGGGCAAACAGGTGGCGGTAGTTGTTCTAATAGTGAAATAGTAAATGGTATTTGGACTATAAAACCTTTTAATGGCTATGTACGCGCTGCGTCTTTTGGTTATAATTTTAGGGTAACAGGTTCGGGTGGTGGTACTTTTAGTATTATCGTAGAAGATGTTACAGGACAAACAACAGTAATAAATTCAGCAGCAGATTTAGCAGCCGACGGAACTACTGCGCATTTTATAAATGGTAATAATTTAGGTACAAATAATCAATTTAGTAGTTTTAGATTTGTAGTAGAGGCAACGTCGCCAAGTTTTTCGTTTACCTGTAGAATACAATTAAATTTAGACGAAACAATACCCGACCCGTTTTTTGAGCAAGACCCCGAATATAATAATTTTACGTCTTATATAACAACAGTAGCGCCGACACAAGTTTTAGACAGAATAATAGTAAGCGACCAACTACCCAAGATGCTAGTTTTACCATACCTTACAAGTCTATTTAAAATGTTTAATTTAACCGCTTTTGTACAAGAGGACGGCAAAATAATGGTACAAACTTTAGACAGTTATTACGCAGGTGGTAATACAATCGACATATCCGAGTTCGTAGACACTACAGCAGGTAGCGTAGATTTTGCACCGCCTTACCAAGAAATCGCATTTAGAAACCAAGTACCAAAAACATTTTTTGCAATTAATTTTTTAGAATTAAACAATAGTACATTTGGTAATTTAGAAAATAGTACAAGTTCCGGTAACGTACAATCTACAGATAGGGGGTCTAAGTATGTAGTAGAAACAGGTTTTGAAAAGATACTATATGAGCGTTTACCAAATACACCTATTCAGTGGGGTTGGAGTGTAGACGTAAACCAATTACCTATATTAACTGCGCCAATGATTTTTGTAAACCAAAGTACAAGCGCAACCTCTACCCCTATATCTTTTATAGACGGAATTTCTGACGGTACAGCAAGTCAAGTTACAACCTATAACAGGCCGTCAAATAGTATGAATATAGAAACTATAAATTTTGGCGCAGAGATTGACGAATTTACAGGGTTGGTAAAAACCGAGAGTTTATTTGCTGAAAACTATCTTAATTATATTAGTGGAATTTTTAACTATAACAGAAGATTAACTAAAGTAAAAGCATATCTACCCTTAAAAGTACTTATAAACTATTCTTTAGCAGATTTATTTGTAATTAATGGAAACCAATTTAATATAAATAGTGTAAATACAAATTTACAAACAGGCGAAAGTAAACTAGAGTTATATAATTTAGTAGACTTAGCAGGTTCCGGCGGTGGTTCTACGCCACCTCTAACCGGTGTTGTAATATCTGTAAATGATTTAGGTACAAATTCAGTAGAAATTGACGTTGCCGATTATACAGGTGGCAATCAAATTGATATTTACGAGCCAAAAGTAAACGGCGTTAATAACCAAGATGATTTTAGCAAAACGGTTCAGTTTATGAGATACACATACAATAATTTAAATGCAAACACAACCTATACGTTACAAATTATAGCAGTAACTAGTCAAGGCGTAAATGTAGCAGACTCAAACATTTTAACCGTTGTAACAAGTAATTAATATTATACAATAAAAAACACAAAATATGTTAAACATAATTCTACAAATGCTAAAGGACGCAAACGGCGAAACCGAATTAATAAAAATAGCGCAAGGTAAAAACAAGTTACCCGAATCTATTAAAGAGGGGTATAACCAACTTAAAACCGAAATAAAATGGCTATAGAAAAAATTGGTATTGAGGTAGAAGTAAAAAGTAAAAAGGCCGAAAGTAGTTTAGACCAACTACAGAAAAAACTAGAGGGCGTATCAAAAGCAGGTAGAGACAATAGAGAGGGTTTTAAAGTATTAGACCAAGTTACAGACGGGTACGCTACCAAAATTAAAGGTTTAGCGGGTTCTGTAGGTGGTGCTATAAAAGGAGTTAAAGGTTTTGCTACAGGTTTAAAAGGTTTACGAGGTGCTTTAATATCTACGGGTATCGGTGCGCTAGTAGTAGCTCTAGGTTTAATCGTGGCATATTGGGACGACATTATAGGTTTAGTTAGTGGTGTAAATAAAGAGACTACAGACTTACTAGCAACACAACAAAAAAGTGTAGCAGCTAGCGAGGCAGCAAATAAAGCAATTAGCGAGACGTCAAATACTTTAAAACTTTCGGGTAAAAGTGAAAGAGATATTTTAGACGCTAAAAAGCTACAGACTATAGAAACTATAAAGGCTTTAGAGGCACAACTTATAACGCAAGAGGCTATAAAAAAATCACAAACAGAAGCAGCAGAGCGAAACAAATCTATACTACAGGGTATTATACGTTTAATTACTTTACCTATTACTTTAATTCTAGGAACTATAGACGGAATAAGCGCAACACTAGCAGCTCTAGGAGTTATAGAAGACGGCACAAATTTAGAAGAGAGTTTTAGCGGTGGTATAGCTAATTTAGTTTTTGACCCTAAAGACGTAGCCAAAAAAGGCGAGGAGACATTAAAAGAAACTAGAAACCAATTAACTAAACTAAAAAATACTAGAGACGGTTTTACATTACAGCAAAAGGCGCAAGACCAAAAAGCAGCAGACGAGAAAACGGCTAAAAACGAAAAAGAGGTAGAGGCTTTAAGGCTTAAATTAGAGAAAGAGGCAGAGGTTATAAGGGAAGCAAAAGAAAAGGCAGACCAACTAGAAGCGGACGAAAAGGCTAAAGCACTAGAAGAGATAGCTAGACTAGAAGAGGAGTTCGCACTTAACCAACTTACAAAAGAAGAGCAGGAAAGAGTAAAAGTAATAGCTAAGTATGCGTTTGCTATAACGCAAGCTAAAAAGTTTGGCGAAGACACGATAATACTAGAAGCTGCAAAAGCTAAAGCATTAAAAGCAATAGCCGACAAATCAAATGCAGCAGAAATAGCTAGAGACGAACTATTAAAAAAACAAAAATTATCCTCTATAAGCGATACATTCGGACAGATAGCAGGAATACTAGGTAAAAATAGTGCAGCAGGAAAGGCAGCGGCTATAGCACAGGCAACTATAAACACCTACCAAGGTATTAGTGAGGTATGGGGTAATAAGTCTACGCTACCCGCACCATTTGACGTAATACAAAAAGGTGTAGCTAGTATAGCTGTATTAGCAGCAGGCCTAAAAACTGTAAAATCTATAAAATCTGTAAAGAAACCCGCAGGAGTAAAAGGCGGTGGCGATAGTGGCGGGGGTAGTGCGCCCGCATTTCAACCGCCCGCATTTAATATTGTAGGTAGTTCGGGTACAAATCAATTAGCCGACGTAATAGCAGACCAAACTAGCCAACCCGTGCGCTCGTATGTAGTGGCAGGAGACGTTTCTACAGCGCAGCAATTAGAACGTAATACAATAAGTGCAGCAAGTATATAAAAGCAAATAATAAATAAAAACGTTATATAGTTATGAGAATAGTAGAATTAATAATAGACGAAACGGACGAGTATTCGGGGGTAGACGCTATAAGTTTAGTAGAGTCGCCCGCAATTAGCGAAAATTGGGTAGCACTTAAAAACGAAAAAGAATATAAGTTTAAAGCAATAGACGAAGATAAAAAGATTTTAATAGGCGCACTTTTAGTACCTAATAGAATGATTTATAGACGAGACGGTAAAGACGAGTATTACATACACTTTACAAAGTCTACAGTAAAACAAGCTAGCGAACTATATTTAAAAAACGGACACGCAAATAATGCGACATACGAGCATATACAAGAGGTGCAAAATGTTAGCTTAGTAGAATCGTGGATAGTCGAAGACAAAATAAATGACAAGAGCGCATTATATAATTTAGACCTACCTATTGGTACGTGGGTCGGGGCTGTAAAAGTAGAAAACGAGGAGCTTTGGAAAATGGCTAAAGTAGACGGGTCAATAAAAGGGTTTTCGATAGAGGGATTTTTTGAAGAAAAGGCACTAGCAAAAGCTAAAGACGCTAACCTAAATAAAGAAATAAACGAAAGTTTAGGATTATTATTAAACAGACTTAAAAAAATAGAAAATGGCAAACTATAGACAAAAGGG